TAATAACTCATTATCTACATATTTACACAGTAGATTATACTGTAATTCAGTTCCACCAATGGGATTCATAAATTATATTATTGTGTATCGCCTTTTGTATGTAGAGAAGCAACTGTAATTTCTAAATCTTGCTGAAAGTCATCAGCAGTTGTATCTGTATTTGGATTCGCAACGTCTGCATCAAATTCAGCTTTATCTTTATATACAATACCTGTTCTTTTATTTTTTACTATCTCTACCGCTTTAGCTGGTAATACTTTTAAATCATCACTCATTATACTCTTCCTTGTTTATTATACTTCTTATAGTCTCTTTTTTCACTTTTGGAAAGACTTTTTTTATGACGGCCTGGACGTTTTCTTGGTTTTGGTCTAGGTACAAAATGTGTAAATTTTTGTTTAGCCATTTTGGTCTTCTCTAGATATTTCTAATATTGAACATACTGCTGTTACATTAGTAGTATCATTCGTCTCTAAAGTCAACGCATCCCCCTCTTCTAGAATAATAGGGCCTTTAGCAACATTACAAATAGTAGGGCCAGATATATTTGCATAAGCAATTAAATTTGAAGTATTAGAGTTTGAACTATCGTTTATTTTAGCTTGTACGATTTTAGATCCACCTTGATTAGTTACTTGTATATTTTGAATTATACCTCTTCCGTTTACTGGAGCTGTATAAACTGTAACAGCGTTTGTAGTGGTTCCTGTAAAGAATGCGTTTTTATATATATTTGCCATTATGTTAAATCAACCCATTTTAATGTGCCACAAACATCATCACCATTACTAGCTCCTTTTGCACACAAAGTATATGTATCAGAAACTCCAGCTATGGTCTGACCTATTTGATAATCAAAGTTAAAACCATCTTGAGAAAATGTTAAATTGTTTGCACCCTTACCAGATAAATAAGCCTGACCTACAACAGTTCCACCTGTAATTGTTTTAGTTCCTGTTAAATCATATTCTACATTATCAGAATAAGATGTATATGAAAATGCTGTAGATGGTGTTGCATTTCTTATTAATTTTATTTCAAAATCAGAATTAGAAATAGCAGATGCTTTAATATCTATTGGTACAATAACAGCATAAGGTCTGCCAGATTTAATTCTAATAGTTGCTAAATTATAAAAAGTTCCAGCTGTTGTTAAATTAACTCCACCTAAAGAAGCTGTGCCTATTGATTGTCTTAAACCTTGTGGAGCATATCCTCCTTCAGATTGAACTGATGAACATACTTGTTGTAAAGTATATGTTCCTGCAGCTAAAGTATCTGTAACTTCTATTTCATATCTAATAGGTAAGTTCGCAGTTTGCATATAAACTGTATCTAAATTATTTGCATTTAAAAATGTATGAGCTACAATAAATTTTCCATCTATTACAAATCCAACTCTAACAGATCCCATTCCTAACCATTCATAATCAGCAAATAAAATTTGTGCTTTAGTTGGATCTAATATGTAACCAGAAGCTCCTGTTCCATCTAATTTGTCACCATTCCAAGATGATTGTGCAACATCATTATCTACAGAAGATCCTGATGTATAAGTTCTTCTTACTATCTGATAACCTGTTCCTGTGTCTTCAAAAAAGATTCCATTGTTTGCATCAAATGTTCCTACACGTTGCTCTAAATTTTCTGTTTGAGTATTCATTACAAATGTATTTAAAATAAGTAATGACTTACCTGGTTGATAACTTAATACTCTTTTAGATTGTCTTATAACTTTATCACCACTTACTTCCGTAACATTTAAATTAACTGTAGATTTTGCTGATGTGTAAGTAACTGTTCCTGAACCTGTTAATGATTCATCAAACTGTGTACCTTTAGACATTACATTTGAAGAATCAAATAAAGTATATGGATTAGAAACTCTTAATCTTCCAAATGCATCATAAGCAGTAGAGCCATCTCCACCACCAATAACTGTAGGTTCAACATTAACGTTGTTACATGAAGACATTAGCAACCGTACCTTGTATTAAACCAAGTAAATCTCTCTACTTCTTGTTTTAGTTCCTCTTGAAATGCAAAGTTTAATTGGTTTTTTAATGTTTCTAAAGATGCAGTAATTTGTCTTTGATTAGTAACTTCATACTGTTCTTTAGGTTCTGGAATATATACTGTTATTTTTGCCATTATCTTCTACCATCGGGTTGAAAGTCAAATCTAAATAAACCTAGTCTCCAGTTTTCATCAGTTGATTCGTTTTCTATTTTCAATGCAGCAAGTCTAGCCCTTGCTCTAGTATCAATTTTTTCTGTGGAAGAATTTATAGTAAAAGGGCCTAAAGGTGAAGATGAGGCAGCATTACTTGGATAGTCTCTTAAATCTAAAGTAATTTTTGCATTACCATCTAATACTTTAAAATCAGGAATAAGTCTTCTAATTTTAATAAAGAACTCACCATCTCCATTTACATCTAAATCAAAATCTCCTGATTTAATATAAGCAGGTATAGCTGTTTTATTACCATTGGCATCTACTTCATTTACTCCTTGTTCATGTTCGTAATAAATTGTACTACCTTGTGATGCAGATATACCATTCACAGTTGGAAAAGATGGTGTTGAGTTATTAGTAAATTTAGTTGCATAAGGTTTATCAAAAACTACTTTATCTGCGTAAGATGTTCTTGCTAATGTACCCGTTGTCCATGTTCCTTCTTGATAGTTATAAACAACCATTCGATTTGCAAATTGATTTGATGCATCTGGATAAAACCAAATAATTTCATTAAATAAACTATTGTGTGCAGCATATACTTGTTGACCTGCATTAAAATTCAAACCTGGATTATTTCCTGTTGTTTGAAATACAAAATCTTCTACAAGGCATGACATCTTTTTAACTGAACCATCATAAACGAAAAATCCTCCTTCATCAGACATCCAGTAAACAGTTGTATCCACAAATATCATTGCATTTTGTCCAATGACTCCACAGTTAGATCCTATCTGTCTAATTGAAAAAGTAAAAGGAGGGCCAACAAACTGCATAATATATGCAGAAGTATCTGTACCTATAAAAGTATAATCTTTACCTTTTACTGCACCTCTGATATCGGAACCAGAGTCAATTCTAAATGTACCTGCAGTATTTACTGAAGTTGGTTGATAGTCTTCAATATCTTCTTGATCTGAAAATCGTATAAACATTTTATCTTGTGTAGATGGATCTCCGATAGTGGTTTCAGTTCCTAAATGAACTAAATGTCTATCTCGATCTGATACAATTGTCATTACAGACTTTGTAGGATTGTTAGTTATACTTACAGCTCTTGATTGTAATGCTGTTGCATCTGCTGAAATTGGATTCCATTTAAAGGTTCTACCATTATGTACAGTTGCTATTAAAATTTGACCAAAGTTATCAAGAGACCAAAAACCAGGATCAATATTAGTGTCGGATACTGATCTAGCTGTGCCCCAAGTAGAAACACCCCATCTTCCTGCACCCCAACCATAACCTAAAGTTTGAACAAGTCCTCCTATTTCAATATAAGGTAATGGATCTAAAGTGCCGTCATTCGTGGCCCCTGTTCCTGTTTCCGCTGTTGGCATCTCTATGGTAAATGTTGTAGCTGTTGGAATAGTTTGTACTTCAAATAATACATCATCAAAGTCAGTTGCTGTGTAATCTGTTTGACCACCAGTAAAAGAACCTGCGTTTTCAAACGTTAGTATATCACCAATTTGTAAATTATGATTAGTAGTAGTTGTAATAGTAACTGTTGTTGAACCATTTGTGGTAGTTATGTCTGCCCCTGTTTGTTGTCTATCAGGATCTATTGGAGTGATATCGTAAAAATCACCAGAATAATAAACATATAAACATCTATTAGTACCAATAGCTGAATATTTTCGTCCATCTAAATCTGTAAAAGTATGTTGAGCTCTAGCAACACCTATCAAAGTATTTGCATTTATTTGTAACCAGCCCCCTATTTTTTCAGGTTGACCATATCTAAAACGAACATTATCGCCATCTACCCATACATTTTCAGCTTGAGTATCTGTTATTTGTTTATTAAATCCTGGTCTAAATGGTATTTTAGTTAAAGCCATAACCTATTTTACAATACTATTAATGGTTAGTATAGAACTAAACTATTTTCTAATAGGTGGAATTCCAAGCAATGGTCTTTTGTCAAACTTATTTTTTTCAGCAAATGGCCCATTTCTATGATTGTAATGCAAGAATACTTGCCCACAAACTTGCCCTTGAAATGGCTCTCGCCAATGCTCTAATTCACATCCACTATATACTAACATATCTCCAGGCTCTAGTAAAACCTCTGTGCCTTTTGGAGCGTCTGGTTTATGTATTTGTTTGTATTCATCAATAACTGAATCTGCACCTGTACCATCTATGAATATAGGCCACGGATCACCACCTAAATTTAAAGTAGTCGATATCTCACAAGAAGGCCTATCTTTATGTCTTCTTAATATATCACCTTGTTTATATATCCGTGCATAAGAATATGTTGGGACTAAATCAAGTCCTGTCTCTTTAGCCATTACGGGTAACATCTTAACCAATAATGTTTCCATAACTTGATCTGCATAATGAGAATAGGTATTAGGAACTTGTTGATCGGTCCATGTTCCAAAC